AACATTCCCATCTATTACGCCGACCTACGGCACCGTCAAAAACAACCAACCCCGGATGCGGGTTGTTCAGCTTGGCGATGGCTACGAGCAAAGAATCACCCACGGTATTAACCAGGCCCCTAAAAGCTATGACCTGACCTTTGTCATCTCTGAGGCTGATTCGGACACCATCGAGACGTTCTTAGATGCGCGGGCAGAAGATGCCGACCCTTTCACCTTTACACCCCCTGGCGAATCTTCATCAGGCAAGTACGTTTGCCAGCAGTGGCAGAAAACGATGGTGACCAATGGGTTCGTCAACCTCAGCGCCACATTCCGCCAAGTCTTTGAACCGTAAATGGCCTTTACTGCTTGGGCTGCTAGCACTTCATTTTCTGTTGGTGATGTACGTCGCGCGACGACGGTACAGCCCAGCGGTCTTGTTTTCCGCTGCACGGTCGCTGGCACTAGCGGAAGCTCAGAGCCGAGCCCTTGGCCAGTGGTCCGCGACATCACGGTTCAAGATGGAACCGTTACCTGGGTAGCTGTTAGCGCTGTTGGGGAAGAACTCAACAAGCTGGCGCCTAGTGCTGTGATCGAGCTGTTTGAGCTAGATGGCACAGCTAGCAGCGTTGGGGTGGATCAGGTCTACCGATTCCACGCGGGCGTAAATCAAGATATTGACGGCGACATTGTTTGGAACGGCAACACCTACAGCCGCTATCCAATCGAGGCCGGAGGCTTTGAGTACGAGGGGCAGGGCCAGCTGCCGCGGCCGCAAATATCAATCAGCAACGTGTTGAGCCTGATGACCACGCTGGTCTTGGAATACAACGACCTAGTAGGCGCCACGGTGAAGCGAATCCGCACGCTGAAGAAATATCTAGACGCCAGCAACTTCACAAGCGGCAGCAACGCAACTGCCGACCCCTACGCCTCTTTCCCTGAAGAGGTTTTCATTATTGACCGCAAGGTGATCGAGAACCGCGAGCTTGTGACCTTTGAGCTGTCCGCCACTTTCGATGTGGCCGGGGTCAAGCTGCCACGCCGGCAGATTGTCCAGAACATTTGCCCATGGACCTACAAGGGCGAGGGCTGCGGCTATAGCGGCACCGACTATTACGACATCAACGATCAGGAAGTAGATGACGAGGCCGATGACGTTTGCTCCCACCGCTTGACTGGTTGCCGGGCAAGATTCGGCGAAAATGGCCAGCTGCCGTATGGCGGCTTCCCTAGCGCTGGCTTGATTGGATGAACCCGAAAACACAGGCCGCGGCGGAAGAACATGCGCGGGAAACTTTTCCGGCGGAGTGCTGCGGGTTGGTGGTTGTTGTCAAGGGCCGTGAGCGCTACTGGCCCTGCCTCAACATTGCCACCGATGAGGATCAATTTATTCTCAGCCCTGCTGATTACGCAGCCGCCGACGACGCGGGCGAGATCGTGGCGGTGGTGCACAGCCATCCCAATCTGTTCCCTGACGCGAGCATGGCGGATCTAGTGGCCATGGAGGCATCAAGGCTCCCCTGGCACATCTACGCGCTGCCGCTGGACCGTTGGCACTCCTACAAGCCCAAGGGCTACGAGGCGCCGCTAGTGGGCCGTGAGTGGTGCTATGGCGTGCTTGATTGCTACTCGTTGGCCCGCGATTGGTACGCAGAGCAGATGGGCTTGAAGCTTGGCGATTACGAGCGCAGGGGCGAATGGTGGAACAAAGGGCTAAACACCTTTGTCGATAACTTCATGAATGAGGGCTTTGTGGCGATGGAGCCGGAAACAGAGCCCCAGTGGGGCGATGCCTTGCTGATGCAGCTGCAGGCCCCTGTGCCGTCGCATGTGGCCGTTTATATCGGCGACGATCTGATTCTCCACCACCTGCGCGATCGCCTATCTAGTCGTGATCTGCTTTCTGGCTACTATCAGAAGAACACCACGCATGTCTTACGACATAGGAGCCGCCTGTGAAAAAGGTGATTCTGCGCGGGGAACTGGGCAAGAAATTTGGCCGCGTTCATAACTTCGACCTGAATACCCCAGCAGAGGCAATCCGGGCCCTTTCTGCAAACTTTGAGGGCTTCCAGCGTGAGCTATGCGAGGCCGGCGAAAGGGGCATCGGCTACATGGTGCAGATCGGCAGAGATGCCATGCAGTCGCTGGAGGAGATCGACAACCCGACCGGAAGCATGGAAGCCATCAGCATCACCCCCGTGCTGCAGGGCGCAGGCGGTGGCGGTGTGGGGCAGATTTTCGCAGGCATCGGCTTGATTGCCGCAGCCATCGTGTTGGGCCCAATCGGTTTGGGTGTTTTGGGTGCCACCGGTGCGATTGCAGGCACGGCAGGTGTTGCCACTGCCATTGGCTATGTCGGCGCGGCCTTGATTCTTGGCGGCACGTCTCAGCTGCTTTCGCCCTCGATCTCAGACAGCCCCGGCACCTTTGGCGCCACTAGCCCAACAAGAGCCAGGGCTCGTGATTCCTTCACGCCAGAAAACAACGAGATTGCCGACAACCGTGCCTCTTACATCTTCAACGGCGCTGTGAACCTGACAGCCCAGGGCAACCCTGTGCCGATCCTTTACGGGCGGATGCGCGTCGGTAGCGTGGTCGTTAGTGCTGGCTTGAGCGTGGAGGATATTTGATGCAGTCACTGATACAGGGTGCAGGCGGCGGCAAAAAGAAACGCCGCAACCCAACACCGCAGCCCGTTGTTCAGCAAACAACCGTTGTCCAGCAAGTAGTCCAGGCGCCGCCATCACCCAGCGATGACGCGAACACGCTTTTCAGTAAGTCCAGCGTTCGGCTGATTGACCTGATCAGCGAGGGCGAGATTGAAGGGTTCGTCGAATCTGATGGGCGAAAGTCCATCTTTTTAGATGACACTGCAATTAGGAACCCGGACGGCACAGATAACTTTGTTTACGACAATTTTGAGTTTCGGGCTGGTACTCAGGCGCAGGATTACATCGCCGGTTTTCCAAACACTGAGGCGGTTACAAGTGTTGGCGCTGCGGTAGGCAACGCGGTTGATGATTCAGTGGTTCGCACGATCACAGACGCAGACGCAGACGCGGTGATTGTGACTGTTTCAATCCCTCAGCTGTTTGTAGTCAGCAACGGGTTGAAGCAGACCCAAATGAAGTACACGATCGATGTGCAACCTAGCGGCGGGTCATATACCACCGAGGTCGATGCAGTAGTCAACGGCAAATGCACCAGCGCTTATGAACGCAGCCACCGCATTGAGCTGACCGGATCGGCTCCGTGGAATATCAGGCTCAAGCGCAAGGAAGGCATCCACGACGGCGTTAATAACTTTCGACAGCTTCAGTTCGCCAGCTTTACGCAGATCATCGACGGCAAGCTGCGGCACCCGTTGTCTGCCTTGGTTGGCTTGCGCTTTGAGGCAACGCAGTTCCAGTCCGTGCCCACGCGGGCTTATGACGTTAAGGGGATCAAAGTGCAGATCCCAAGCAATGCCACGGTCGATAGCGACACGGGCAGGCTGACCTATTCCGGTGTGTGGGACGGGTCGTTTCAGACGGCCTGGTGTGCTGATCCGGCCTGGATCTTGCGCGACCTCATTATCAGCAGCCGTTATGGCTTGGGCCGGTTTGTGACAGCTGCCCAAGTTGATAAGTGGTCACTTCTGGAAATTAGTCGATATTGCAATGAACTTGTTGACGATGGCCAGGGCGGCCAAGAGGCGCGGTTTCTTTGCAACGTCTACTTACAGAGCCGCGATGAGGCTTACAACGTCGTGCAGGACTTCGCCTCGATCTTTCGGGGCATGGCTTATTGGTCAGCAGGTCAGATTGCGTTTTCGCAGGACAGGCCAAGCGATCCGGCGGCGCTGTTCAACAATGCCAACGTCATTGACGGAAATTTCAACTACGAGGGGAGCTCCCTTAAGTCACGCCACACCGTCGCGCTGGTCACCTGGGTTGACCCGGACAGCGGCTTTGAGCAACAGGTCGAGTATGTCTCCGATGAGGATGCAATTGCGAAGTACGGAATCATTGAGGTACGGACGGCAGCGTTTGGCTGCACTAGCCGCGGCCAAGCCAATCGAGTTGGCAAGTGGCTTCTACAGCAGGAGCAGACAGAGACCCAGACAGTTACGTTCAAAGTTGGCTTAGACGGCGCGATTGTTCGGCCCGGTCAGATCATCAAGGTGATGGACCGCGTGAGGGCTGGCAGCCGCAAGGCCGGGCGGATCAGCAGCGCCACCACAACGGTCTTGACCATCGACAACGCCATGACCGTGGCGGAAAACGACAACGTGAGCGTCGTGCTGCCTGACGGCTCTGTGGAGCAGCGCACCATCAGCGAAGCCAGCACAGGAACCACCATCACGGTGGGCTCTGCCTTTGGCCAGACACCGGCAGCCCAGACCGTTTTTGTTGTTGAGTCGTCAACCCTTAATGCTCAGCTGTTCCGCGTGCTGAGCGTTGTTGAGGATGGCGAGGTTTATACGATCGTTGCGCTTGAGCACAACACCTCCAAATACAACTTTGTTGAGGATGGAACCCAGTTCCA